ACCTAATACTCCATGCGATCACGAGTACAAACTTAAAGGGTTACAGAAACTAACCCATGGTATGCGTAGTTCAGAATTGACTACCATCACAGCAGGTACAGGACAAGGTAAGTCAACATTTTGCAGACAGCTATGTGTAGACTTCCTCAACGATGGGATAAAAGTAGGGTACATAGCACTTGAAGAATCTAATAGACGCACAGCTCTAGGGCTGATGTCTGTCGCTACAGGTCAAGCCTTACACATAGGAGAACATGATACTGAAACGCTTAAAGATGCGTACGATAGGAGCTTGGCTACTTGGAATCTACATTTGTATAACCACTTTGGGAGTCTTGATCCTGACGTTATATATAGCCGTTGCGAATATATGGCTCTCGCACTCGAAACGAAAGTCATCTTCCTTGATCATTTATCCATCTTACTCTCAGGTCTTGATGGGGTCTCGGACGAAAGGCGCTGCATAGATTTGACCATGACCAAATTAAGGTCATTGGTTCAACGTACTGGTATCAGCTTATTCCTTGTAAGCCATTTAAGAAGATCAGGTACTGGCTCAACCTCTGCGGAGGAAGGCGGTAGAGTATCTCTTTCAGCACTCAGGGGATCACATAGCATAAGCCAGATAAGCGATAACGTATGGGGATTAGAAGCTAACCAACAGGCGGAAGGAGATAGATCCACCGTTCTAAGGGTGCTCAAGAACCGCTATATCGGTGACGTCGGAATAGCTTCGAACCTTACATATAACAAAGATACTTGTGTCTTCGAAGAGGAGACCGAATCGTTCAATCCATCCACTGATTTCTAATGATCGTATTCGATATTGAAACCGACGGATTACTTCGGACGGTTTCTAAAGTTCACTGTCTAGTGACTTATGACACTACGACAGACAAGCTAACTGCTTACAACAACCAAGGTAACTGCCCGAGTATTGTTGATGGTTTACAAGAACTATCAAAGGCTGAACATCTAATCGGTCACAATATAATCGGGTATGATTTACCAGCACTGAAGCTGATATATCCTCATTTTAAGTTAGAAGGCAAGCCATTTGACACCTTAGTTCTATCACGTTTATTCCATCCGAATATGTATGAGGTAGACAAGAAGAGAGAGTGGAAAAATATGCCTACTAATTTATATGGACGTCACAGTCTTAAGGCATACGGCTACAGGTTAGGAGAATATAAAGGTGACTTCGGTGAGACAACCGACTGGGCTTCTTGGACCCAAGAAATGCAGAACTACTGCATCCAAGACGTCAAAGTAACTATGAAACTATGCGAGCACTTCCGGACTTACCTGACTGGTGCTGGCTAGAGCATCAGGTTGCACAAATACTCACTACCCAAGAGGAATATGGATGGCATTTTGATGAGAAATCTGCATGGGAACTTGAGCAAGATCTCAGGGGCGAACTGGAAAGAACTACTGAGGTACTTCGAAACAGGCACGCTTTCGTGGCAGACAAGGAATTCACTCCTAAAAGAAATAACCAGACTAAAGGTTATGTAGAGGGGTGTGCATTTACGAAGTTAAAAGAATTAAACGTTACCTCTAGGGATCATATTGCATGGATATTGACACATCACTATGGATGGACGCCCTCATTAATAAGCTCGAACGGCAAGCCCGTTATAGACGAGAGTGTGCTAAAGGAGATTGGGTCGGATATAGCGACGAAATTTCTACGATGTCTGGAGCTGAAGAAGCTTTTAGGGATTCTTTGCGAAGGCGTGAACGCATGGCTGAAGCTATGTACGACGTCTAGCCGGATACATCACCACTGTTCAGTAGCTACTAATACTTTTCGATGCGCCCACAGACGTCCCAATGTCTCACAAACGCCGAGCGATCTTAGATTCCGCGCTCTATTCACTGCAACAGATGGTCTCGTTATGTGCGGGGCTGATTTGTCTGGTATTGAGTTACGGATGCTTGCCCATTATCTTGCACGATATGACGGAGGCAGGTATGCCGACATCCTCCTTACAGGAGATATACACCAAGTTAATGCAGACAAGATTGGAATTTCTAGACGTCAAGTCAAGACTGTAACTTATGCATTTTTGTATGGAGCTGGAGACCAAAAAATAGGTATATCAGTTGATCCACAGCTTTCACCTAGCAAAGCGAAGAAAAAAGGAAAGGAAATAAGAGCTGCTTATGTCGAAGCTATTGATGGATTAGATAAACTTCTCAAGGCTGTAAAGCACCGAGGGGAGCAAGGATTCATCAAGGGTATAGATGGTCGGAAGATCTTAGTTGATAGCCCTCACAAAGCTCTTAACTACCTTTTACAGGGATCGGCTGGCATTATCGCGAAGCGGCAAATGGTTATAGCTAACGAAAACCTACCCCCTACAGCACACCAACTTGGATTCATACATGATGAGCTTCAATACGAAGTTCACAAGCATCATTCCAAGGATCTGGCTTTCTTACTTGAATTAAGTGCAGTAATGGCGGGTGAATACTATTCACTCCGTTGCCCCATAGCAGCCGAAGCAAAAATCGGCAAAACATGGGCTGACGTCCACTAATTTATGAAATTACTAATAGATTGCGATTACATAGTATATAAATGCTGTGCCGCAACAGAATCCGAACTTGATTTCGGAAACGACGTCATTGTTGTCACTTCTTCCTTCAAGGAAGCCTATTCGTGCGTAGCGCGTGAATTAGGCAAGATCAGAAGGGAATTTGGCTCATTTGACGAAATGATCCTCTTTTTCACAACCCCTAATAATTTTAGGAAAAAAATTCTGGCCGAATATAAGGGTAATCGAAATAGAAAAAAGCCCTGTGGATTCAAAAGGGTCATAAATAAGCTTAAGTCTGAGTACAAAGTTATCGAAGTACCAACACTTGAAGCAGATGATTCTTTAGGAGTTTACGCAACCAAGCACCCCGGAAATATTATTGTCTCTCCTGATAAGGACATGAGACAGATCCCGGGAAAACTCTATGACTTTAAAGAAGTAGTAGACATCACACCAGAAGAAGGTGCTAGATGGCATCTAATACAATCGCTAGCTGGGGATAACACCGACGGCTACGCAGGCTGTCCCTCAATAGGCATCAAAAGAGCTACAAGTATCTTCGAAGAGAAAGGATACACATGGAAAGCAGTCGCTGAGACCTTCGTAGAGAAAGGCTTGACTGAAGCAGACGCATTAGTTAATGCACGACTCGCACGGATACTTACCACTGAAGACTTTGACCATGACAAACAAGAACCAATCTTATGGACCCCCGCCGCCGAATACAGAGTTAACGACGGAGCAAGAGTTCCGGCTTAAGTCTATTGAGGTAGCGATTAATGATCCTAAGACACAGAAAGAGGATCTAATCACTGTCTTAATGGCACTCCAGCATCAAAACATGGTACTGGGTAATTCAATCAAACAACTACTAGCAGCATGGCCGAAACCACCAACGACCACGGACCAAACTACTACCGACGAGGTTCCATTAATGTTTGGGATTTTATTAGGGACCAAGAACTTGGATTCCACCTCGGAAACGTAGTCAAGTATGTATGCAGAGCAGGTTATAAGAACGACGACATAGAAGACCTAACTAAAGCCATCCACTACCTATCAAATGAAATCGAATTTAGAACAAGCCAAAGAGTTCCGGAAAGCATACGGGATAAATAGTTCTGAAGATTTAAAGACTAGATCATACCAACGTCTATTAATTAAAGAAGAGTACGAAGAGTTTGTTGAAGCAGAGGGTATGCTCTTCAGAAACAACGATAGATTTAAAGAAGAATGCTTAAAGGAGCTTGGAGACCTTGTTTATGTGTGCTACCAGTACGCAGCGAACATGGGTTGGGATCTTGATAGGGCATTAGAAAGAATACATGAAAGCAATATGTCAAAGCTTGATGAGGATGGAAAACCTATCAAGCGAGATGACGGCAAGGTTTTAAAAGGACCAAATTACAGAACACCAACCCTAACTGACTTGATATAAATGGCAAACAAAATAGCACGGACTGGCAGAGTCCAATCATGGATAGACGATCCCGTCTCACGCCTTCCAGTGTCATGCACCGTATTTAATGTAGACGACTCAATGGAGGGACCGAATGGCATTCAGCAATCGTGGGTCTTTGTATCACATGCTTTACGAAATGGAGCAGGCGTCGCAGTCCACCTGTCAAAGCTACGACCCAAAGGAACCAAAACTACTAAAGGAAATGACACTCTTATTGCGTCAGGACCAGTCTCATTTGCAAAAATCTACTCAACATTAAATGAAATTCTTAGGAGGGGGGGCACCTACCGTAATGGTGCTTGCGTTATTACTCTCGACTTGCGGCATAGGGATATTCTGGAGTTCATACATACTCCCCGTGCGGAACTTCCGTGGGTTAAACGATGCATTAACCTCACCCCAAAAGACTGGCGTGATTCAGACGCTGAAACAAAGGAAGCAGTACTTAGAGGAATTGCAAGAGGGGACATATGGCTTGCCAAAATAAAGCACGATCAACATGGAAATAGAATCTTTTCGAACGTTTGTTTGGAAGTCTTTATCGGAAGCAGATCCACATGTTTGCTTCAACACATCAACTTGGGAGCTTGTGAAATTGGAGGACTCCGTTCAGCTTTCGCTGAAGGTATGTCCTCGTTGTGCGAACTCCACGGTAAAACAGGTGTTGGAGCTAGTGGAGAATATAAACCGCCCGAAGAGGACCGCCAAGTCGGACTTGGATTCCTTGGACTAGCTAACTTCTTAAGACAAAACAACATAACCT